TGCCGGGGGGGTCTCGGAATTTTCGGCAGCCAACCTGCGTTCGAGTTCCTCGTGCTTCTCGCGCAAGAAATCCGGGGTCGTTTCGTCAGGCTTAATCAGCACATCCATTCATCGTCTCCCTGAGCCCGGTTACCGGGTGTTCATGGTTCCTAAAATTCTTTTTGCCTTCGTTTTCCTTGGGTAAACGCCTGCAGCGTGGTGTTTGCGGTCTCGATAACCGTTACTAGGTCGCGCAATGCCTGGGCGTTTCCACACGCCTCGTCCCGTGGCCCGCCGCTGGGCGAATCAATTGCGGTATCCTTTGCCTCATCACGAATCTGGCATAACCACGCCATCATCGTTTTGCCTGCAGGACTGGCTACAATCTGGCTAAGCGCAGACAGCGTTTTCTCATCAGGCATTCTCATCGATTGGCCTCAGCGGGCAATGCGGGTGGTTGCCCGGGCACCCCGGCCGTCTCGCCGGCCTGGGCCTGCGCTTGGGTGCGTGCCGTCTCAATCTCGGTCTCCAAGGTCTCATCGTCGGGAATGATGTCGTCGACCCGGATGTCGAGCTTCATGCGTTCCAACGCAAGCCGGAGAAGGCGGGCCCGGCCCTTCCAACCCATGATGGCCCGGTCCTCGGGGTTATTGGTCCGCTCCATGAACTCTTGGAGACGCAACTGGGTCTGCTGCATCACGAGAATCGCCATCAGCCCGTGCGGCGCGACGATAGCGTCGCCTTTGATGAGCGGGTCCTTGTGGTACATCATGTTCCACCGGTACATCCGGTTGATGGCGTCACGAATCACATTACGGTCCACGCTGCCAATGACCCGCTTGATGCTCCGTGACGCCGCCTCGAAAAACAGGCTCGCCCCTGTAGCCGTTTTGCCTGCGGTGCCTGCTAACCGATCATCGCCGTGGGCATAACGCGGGATCTGCGTGCGGTCGTCGGCCCGTCGCTCGTAGAACTCGATAACCGCCATGAACTCTTTGGCGCGAGACTCGGGCATAAAATAGTCAACAGCCGGCCCGCCGCGTGGCGACTTAGTGGACCGAAACGTATGAACCTGGGCGGGATAGAAAAGGTCTGCTTGCGCTATGGTCCGTGGGTCCGCCTGGTCCAGGTCGATGGCCTTTTGCGGCAATGCGCACATGCCAACGTTGTTCTGTAATGCGCGCGAGGTCCCATTCACCATCTCCTGGATGTCGCGCATCTTCTCCCCAAGGGCTTCACCGACCCGGCGATTTGGCACCTTTTCCCAAGACGCCTCGGAATAGGGCCGAACACCGAGCGGATGTGGATTTTTCGATGCGTGGACAACATGGTCGCCAATCTGGATTGCGACGATTTCGCACCAGTCATTTCCTTCTTTGTCTTCAAGGCCTGGGCCCCATTCCTGAAGCAGCTTGTACTGAACCGCGCCCCAGAACTCGACGCCTACTAATGACGTCTCCGACGCGCCGCCGCGAATCGTCATGTCCCGCTCTTCCATCTGGGCCCGTTCCGATTCGCCCGTAGTGGACTTAACCGTGTTTGGAACAGGCTCTGCGTTGGACCGTTGGTCAAATTCGCTGAGCACTTCATCGATGGCCTCGGTTGACCAACCGGATTCGCCTTTCATGGCGGCGAGTTCGCGTGGATCGAAATGAATACGTTCGGTGATGTAACCTTGGTTGGGACTACGGGCATTGGGGCTGGGGAAATAATCGTGCGGGTCAACAGCGGACCACGTGAAAACGTCTACCCAATCCTCCTTGAGGGCGTTGCCTTTCCAGGACAACCGCTTTTTACGGACAATCACTGGGCCTTTCAGAATTGCGATGGGATATCGACATAGGTATTTGATAAACTCTTCCAGCGCCCCAATAAAGTCGCCCTCGACAAGCTGGTCCTCGATGACCCTTTCCATCCGGCCAATGCGTTTCTCAGCCTCGTCCTGAATCGCCTTGAGGCGCCTTGAATACAACTGCTTTCCAAACTTGTAGAACTCTTCTCGGACCGATTGGTCCGATTCTACGGGCTTGTCGAGGAACGCCTGGGCCACGTCCTGGGCCACTTCGGCCATGGCGTCGTCTGGAAGGTCTGCAATGGGGCTGGGAAGAGTCAGGGTCCACGGCTTGTCACCGACCGGCAACGCAATGTCGTACAGCCAGGACTCGGCTGCGGTGGTTTTAGTGTTCGTGACGTTGAAGAAAAGTTCTGACGCGCCCGGCACTTGCCGGATACGGGCCAATTTCTCGTCCGAGTATTTGCCCAAGACCTGCTGTTGACACGCCAACAGCCGCGGGGTTATGTCCCGGGCCTTGAATGTGCTCGCCTCCGCGAAACACCGGTTAACGTGTGCAGCCAGCCCTTTCAGGACAGGAGCTTTCTGCAGGTCTGCGGTGACCTCATCGACCCGACGCGCTTCCTTGACCTGCTCGGGCGTGCGGACGTAGATGGTCGCGGCGCTTGGTGCTACCGCGCCGCCGCCGTTCCCGCCAGGTGATGTCGGTATCAAGCCTGCCACATCTTGTCGCTCCCGCCCCCGACGAAAAGCGGGCCCTGGGGGTGTACACCCAGGACCCGCTTGAAAACGCGATTCCGCCCGGTGGCCGTCCGGACGTCGTCGGGACTTAAACTGTTACAAACGCCTTAAGCACCTTGCTTTTAGCATAAATCGCGCGAAATGTCAAGCGTTGGTAAGGCAACGTCTTGGCCATGTTACAGATCCTGCAAAAAGCGCAGCCAGGCCGGCGTGTCGCGGAACGCGGACTGTGCGCCAATCGAGAAGGTCACCACGAGGGAGCGTGGACTGGGTTCCCCTTTAACGCGGCGAGCCATCATTAGCTGTCCCAGGAACACGCTATGTCCAGAATTGATGGATGCAACGGGTCTTACACAGTGACCGAGGACAGAGTATCCGTGCCGTTTCAGAAACTTTACGACCCGTCGAGGATGGGCGCCGAGCCGCATAAGACGGCTTGCGTGTCGTTTGACCCGCTCATGGGGATGATTGATGATTATCAACGGTACGCCTCCCATGTTGGCTGTTGCACCGGGACAGGCGGCATGCGCTGTTGGTTCCTGTCGGCGATTTCCTGCGCGTTGATGCCTTCGCACATGTACTGCAGGCCATCGTGAGGATGGCTCTGAATCGTTTTATCCGGCTTGTCCCGGAGCTGGTCCGACCCGACGACTTGCACACGCGAGAAATGAAATCCCCCGTCGAAGCCCGCGATAAGACGCTCGCAGCTTGGGTCCACCAATATCCCCGGACCCCCATCTATCATCCGGGTCAGAAACGCGGCTACTGCCTCGCGACGAACTTGGAAATCGTTCGTTGGCGCCGGCCGGGTCGGAATTCCAAGCCGGTTAAGCTCGATGATGGGGCCGGTCTCGACATTGACCTGGCTCCGCTGAATGCCGGCCGGGTCGGCCCAGGAATGCAGCGCCATCCCGTTGAACTGGTTGGCCAACAGGGCCCGGACCTTTTGCTCGACCAACTGCTTGATGCCGCCATAGTCAAGGCAAGATTCGCGCAGAACATGCAGCCGCCCAGTCGGTAGAAGCTGTCCCATTACGCAGGCCGGCGTCAGCCCGAAGTCCCAACCGAGCCACAGCGGCAGGCCGCGGTAAATTGGGAGCGGTTCCCGTGCAACATGAACGCCGCGATTCCAGAGCCCGTCGTACACGGGCCGGCCATCGAACGTGAACCCGTACTGACCGAGCATATGAACCCGAATGTGGTCCTCGGTTGCCCCGGGAATTTGGTCGAGCCAGTATCTGTATCCAGCGTTGTGGTGTGAAACGTTTTCCGCAGCAGGGTTCGGGATATACCGGGTTTTGCTGTGAATTTGAATCTTTTGCAACGCCCCAGGCTGTTTGAAAAACCTCCAACCCTCTGGCTTTTCCTCCTCGGCCAGCCTGTAGCACCAGTGCTCGGTATCAGGTGGGTTCGTGTCGCTTATCACGAAGGGAAACGTCACCCGGATCCCCTCGGTGTCCTTGTTTGGATATCGGTCAACGCGGCCGCCGAGGTTAAAGAAAAATTGCCGACGCAACTCCCGGGCTTCGTTCAAGAACGCGCCAGAGAGATCCATCGACAGAAGTTGCCGAACGTCCTTGACCTTGTCCATTGCCCGGAACAAGATTCGAGACTTTACAGTGGTCCCGTCCTCAAGAGGGAATTCCAAATAGCCGTTCCGGGGAATCGTGTCAGTTACTCGACACAGGGCGGCGGGGATCCAGCGTTTCCACGTGTCAACGGTCGTATCTTCGAGCTGCTTGTGGGTGTTCCGAACGACGAGAAAACGGGTTAGCCGGTTGCCCTTGTGGTCCGGCCCTTGCGCCATGGCCCGAATTAGAAGCTCAACACAACACGCCGTAGTCTTGCCGGACCCGAACGGGCCCATGATGCAGCGGAACCGGGACCGGTCGTTGTGGAAATCGGCGAGGGTGGGTTCTGCAACGTAATTGATCCGCAGAATTTCATCGAGCGCGGCGTGAGCCGTTATCGCCATTGCCGCCACCGTTACCCTTGCCGCCATTGCCATTGCCATTGCCCTTGCCATTGCCCTTGGCACTGGCACTCAAATCGATGTTGACTTGTACTGGGACCATGATGTTGGGAAGGTCGCCGCCGAACACGCCGAGATATTTACCGAGAAGCTCTTGCGCCTTGAGCTTGTCGTAAAAGTCGACCTCGATACGGTCGCCAAACTTGGTGGGGATAATCCGAACGGACCGGACCGCAGCCCGTTGCGCCGGCGTGAGGTTTTCGAAGTCCTCCACGGACAGAACATAGCTGCGACCGCCCCGGCCCCGTTTCAGGCCCAGGACCTGGGTGACATCGAAAAAGGCGATGGACGCAATCTCGTCGATGACCCGGGCCAAGGTGATGCGGGAGGTGTCCGCAATCTCGGTGAGGCGCCAATCGAGGTACCGCTGGACGTGGGGCTGCTGGAAAACGACCGTCGCCCGCATACGTTCCGTGGCCGTCTGCCGCTTCGGGCCATACGCCGTTCGGTACGCCACAGCCTTGCAGCGAGTTTCCAGCCAGGTGTCGGCGAAGACCTGCTCTTGTGGGTTCAGCGCGGCGCCAGGATTGTCCTCGGCCATCCGCTCAACCGCCTGACGTTGCGGCGCATCTCGTGGTCCACGGATACCCATTGCGGCCTAAGTGTATCAGAAAAGCCGGGAAATGACAAGGCGGGGTTACGTGGTGGCGGGTACGGGGCTCGAACCCGTGACTCTGGTGTATGAAGCCAGCGAGGCAACCACTCCTCCAACCCGCGACCTGCAAGAGGGTATCAGGTTAGCAGCCCGTGGTGGAAGTCACTTTTTCGGTTGAGTTGTCACGCTGCGGCAAGTGGCCAGGCCGGTTCGTGGATGGCCAGGTTTTTGAGTTGGTCGATCGGTGTTGGCTTGAGATCGGCGCAGGAGGGGCTCCAGATGGCCTGAATAAATGCGCGTAGACGGTCAATGAGGGTGTTGACGAGGTCGTGCAGCTCCCTCGGGGTCCCGACGCCGACGGTCTTGCGGAGGATGAGGCTCAGGTTGAAGGCGCCGGTGTGAATCAGCAACCGTTTGAGGATGTTGTCGTGGTGTCTGAGGTGTGTTCGTCGCATGCCGCCGGTGTCGTAGACGTGCGCGAAGCTGCGTTCGATGAGTTCGCCGCGTTTGCGCATCAGCCCCCTGCCGCGTCGGCCGCGTATGCGACGACGGTTGGCGTAGACCGCTCGCTGTTCGTCGGCTTTGCCCTCCCAGTCGCGGCGGCCGCGGTCGGGTTCGCTGATGTAGGTGCGCATCGTGTGCGTGTTGTGCTCGCGGAGGGTGGCGTTGCTGTGGTAGCCCTTGTCGGCGACGACCTCGGCCAGCGGGGTCTTGCTCATAGTGCGCTTGGCGTCGGGCTCTTGGGCCGCCTCGTGGAGGTTGGTGTCGGCCTCGGCCAAGGTCTGCTCGATGGTCTCGGTGTCACCCTTGTCCGCCGGTTGCAAGGTCACGGCCACCACGGCCCCGGTGTCCATGTCCACGGCGTGTTCGGCCTTGTGGGCCAGATGCGTGCGCCCGTCCTTCATCTTGGTGATGCGTGCGTCGGGGTCGTAGGGGTGCGTCCAATCCTTGTTGGACCCTTTTTTCGGACGCTTCTTGTCGAGCTTGGCCAGGTCTTGGCGTGTGGGCGTGTCGATGCCCGAGGCCTGCGCCAGCCCAATCAGAAAGTCCTGATACGTCTGCGCCGTGTCGCGCCGCACAATGGTGCGCAGGGCTGCGTTGGCTTCCAGCGTCGTCGCGTCGATCCCGATCGTCTTGCCCTTGATCAGCCCCTCCAGCGCCAGCGTGGTCACAATCCACTGGAACACCTCGGCGTGCGTCTCGAGGTCGATGCGCCGCCGCGTGCGGGAGACGCTGGAATGGTCCGGCGTCGGCTCCGTCAGGTCGTAGCCCAAGAAGCCCCGCAACGCCAGCGAATCGGCCACGCGCCAGGCGATGCCCCGCTCGGAGTCCAGCCCCTCGAAATAGCCGATGAACAGCATCTTGAAGTACACCACCGGCGGAATGCTCGGCCGGCCCATCTTCTCCGCGTAGAACCGCGCGCAACGTTCCTCCACGAAAGTGTCGAAGCAGTGAAACGCCAGGATGCCGTTGAGCCGCTCGTAAAACGGATGTCCCGGCGCGCCCACCAACGCGCTCGACTCGACCCACAGCGGCTCCTGCCGCTCGCCCTCTTGCCGTCCCATCGCCATCCTCGTTCCTCCTCGACTGCGTCAAGGGGAACTTGCGATACAAAAAACCGACCTGTCAAGAAGAATCCCGACCGCCAGCCCAATGGTGGAGGGCTGATTTTTCCCTTGACATCTGATTTACTTTGTGTTATATTAAGGGTGAGAGTTGAGGGCAGGCAACGCGGGCGACCGCAGGGAGGACAGGAGATGAAAATCTCAGAGGCTAGGGCCAACGGCTGGACAATGCGGCGTATTATGGGCCGTTTTAGCCGCGCCGGTGTGCCGCTAGAGGATATTCTCGTGGCGGTGCGGCAGGATGCCGAGATACCGCTACAGCCTCGGCCGGATACTACGCAGCGGCGGTTGCGGGCGCTCGCCAGGGCCGCCAGCAAATTCATGAGGCAGGGCAGCTAACGCCCGCGAGGGCAGGGAGACAGGACATGCAAGCGATAGCAGACATTGAGAGCGCACCGATTGGCATGAGCATCGGTATCTATGACGTGCGGCTAGCGGGCGCACCGTATCGCGACGGGGTCTACGTAGGGACCAAGGTCCGGGATATCCCGCACATCCGCAGCCAGGACATCTGGGGTCTCAAGCTTGGCCGGTGCAGCGGGTCATTGCCCGGTTGTGCCAACCGCATGTGGCTAGTTGGCGACGACGTAATCGTGCGCCTGGATGCCATCAGCGCGGAGCGCGCAGCGGCTAAGGCCGCGCAGCGACCGGTGTTGAGCGATGATGGGCCAAATGAGACTCAGCGGTGGATGGACGAGATGGAACGTCTGGAGTCATAAGCCGTTACGCGGGCGACGCAGGGAGACAGGATATGAGCAAGCATACCGAGTACGCGGTGATCGGGATCCGTGAGGAGTACGGGCCGCAGACGCATTATCGTCTCGTGGCCGTCACGGCCAATCGCGCTGAGGCCGAGCGATTGGCCACGGGACACAGGCCGGATTGGGATGAGGCTCGCGCCTTAACCCATCTGGCTCACAATCAGGCGGCGGGAGAGTACGGCCAGGTGGCCGAGATCGTCCAAGGGCCGGACGATCCCGATCCCTGGGGTACCTACCCCCAAGATGCCATCGATGCGCTGACGGCAGCGGGCCGCGAGCTTGCGCGGAGCGAGGATGTGCCCGCGCCAACGGATGAGCAGGCGGGCGACGCTATTGAGGCGGATACCTGCGGCGCCTGGGCCGAGGCCCTGAGAGGTGCCGGATATGCGGAGATTGAGGCTGCGCCTGATCCCGGCGAGGATATCCCGGGCGCGCAGTACGGCTACTACTTGGTGCGGCTGTAGTTGATTCCCGCGTCCCGCTCTCTACGGAGGGCGGGCCGGAGGAATCAACGCCCGCGAGGGCAGGAAGGAATGGGAGATGGATACAATCATCCATCACGCATGCGGCCATACGAGCATTTCTACGCATCGCCTCGGCCGGGGGGTTGCACGTCAACGGCGTATTGCGACGCTTTCATCGTTGCCGTGCCTCGCGTGTGTCAAACGGAGTGCCGAGCATTGGGCCAGCAAACTGACTCATCCTGGCGGGCTACCATATACAGACGACGAGCGCGAGAGTTACATCGAGCGTCGAATCAAACTGCATTTGGCACGGCTTAGTGTCAACATCCACAACATGCGGTGACGGGCCGCACCGGGGGAATCGGCCCCAACGCAATGCAGTCAACGCCCGCGAGGGCAGGGGAATCGGCCCCGGAGAAAGGAGAGGACATGACAATCTATGCCACGATAGACGACATCGAGGATCAGGCCAAACGCGCGCGCAGTGCTTTCCACCTCGCCCGCACTAACTACCACGGCCAGCGGGATCGTGCTCTGGATGAAACCGAGCGCCGGTTACGGTTCGTTATTGAGGAGGCGCAGGACGTGCTAGAGCGCATTGATGCCATGCGCCCGGTACTTCATCCGCCTTGCTGACTTCCGCCGGTAGGGCCGGGCCACTCCGGCCCCTCCGAGGGCAGTCAAGCCCGCGAGGGCAGGGAGGACTGAGCGATGCAAGTTTTGACGCGGAGGAAGTGCCATCATTGTGGTGGCACGGGCATTGTGCAAAGTTATAAAT